ATTTTTCAGAATTTAATTCGTCATCGACAAGTTTTTCAATTGATAAAATAGTACCATTATTAAAATTAGTAGCTTTAATATTAGATGCCATTGTAAATACAATAACGTAATGAATAATCGATAATGATTCCGCAGAACAAAATGATATGTCAAATAATCTAATATTTTGAATTTTACTTTTGTATTTTATTTTTCCAATAATGTTTTTGTGTTTTTCAAATAATATATTAACTAAATATTCATTATCAAAATTGACATTTTCCATTTTAAATTCGGTTAAATTTGAGTATTTTTGATTAAAAATTTCATTAAATAAGTAATTTTCAACATGTTCATTATTATTACCATTTATCGTTATTGATTTAACGTTAGTTCTCGATAACCATTTTTCTTTTAAATTTAATGTTAATATTTTTTGATCACCTTTAATATTAACAATAAGATTATTATCTATTAACTCCATTAATATTATAAATAAAATACTTAATATTACATAACAGTTATAATTTCAATTTTTATTTACTTTGTTTATTAGAAACTAAAATAAATCTAGCTATAATTTCTTTAATTTCTGTGTCTGTTAATTCAACATCAATATAAACTTCCTCGCTAGTTAAAAAATTTATAAAATTTAAAGTAAATTCTTTTTTATTACTCATAATATTGTACATGAGAACTTGTAAATAATGTTTCAGTGTAATATTATTAATACATTTCAATTCCCATATTTTGTCAGTTTCATCTAAAGCATCAATTTCACCAATTAATCCATTATAAGTTACAACTTCATTATGATTAACTATTTTCATTTTCATAATTTTAATATAATTTAACATTGTATCAAATAATTCAACATACTCCGTTAAAATATACTTGAATTTTTCACCATGATTTTTAACATGAAAATAATGTTGAGTTTCTAATGAATAAAGTAAAACTTGAACTTCAAATAAATAATTTCTTACTTCTGTGAAATCATTACATGATAAATATTTTTCATAATAATTTTTAATTCTTTCACGATCCGATAAAACTAAGAATTGGAAATACGTATCATTAATAATGGTATGTTGAAATATTTCAATTTCTTTATTAAATTTTTTATTAACGAAATCAATAATTTCATTGTCTAAATCTTTATTTTCATTAAATTGTTTCCACGTCATTTTATTTTTGTTCATAAAAAACCATTCCGATACTTTATATGGAACATTTCTAATAATATTTTTTCGTGAAATAATATTTTCTATGTCGTGATATCTGAGTTTAGAATTATTATTAATAATGTCATAATAGACATGAAATAATTTTTCTATGAATTTGCCTAAAAATATATTTGATTGGTCTTCTTTGGAAAAATCTTTACCAAACTTAATTTTTGTTTCCTTACGATCATCATATTTACATATAGATGCCAAATAATCTAAATCAGTATCTTTAAAATTATCGATTAACTTAGTTATTTTTTTTTCAGAAACTCCAGAGTTTAATGGTTTAAAATCACAAAATTTAAAACTATCACAAATAATGTAATTTTCTTTAGGAATTACGGAGAACCATGGATTTAATTTATATTCAATTTCATTACTTGTTCTCTTGTAGTGTGCGAATATAACTATATTTTTGATGGCTCTTGAACAAGCCACATAAAGTAAATAACGATCATTATTGTGTTTTTCTAAATCGAAATATTTTTTATTGATTAAACACATATCAGCATCTATTAAAATTACATATTTCCATTCTAATCCTTTTGATCCCATGTAAGTTAATAAATTAATATGTCCTTTTTCTGGAACATAATTAGTATGTGTATTAACTTCATCTGTTGCCTCTTCATAAAATTGTTTAAATTTAATTTTAGCTTTGTATAAAATATTACTTATGAGACATAACCCATTTGACTTACCATAACTTCTCATTCTACCTCTCGTAGGTGATAAAATTGCAATATTACTAAAATCCTTATGTTTACGTTCAGCTTCACTAAGTATTTTTAAAATTCCTGTTTCTAGTTCTCGATCTGAATTATGTAATATGACTTGTGGTTTGGATTTAATATCACCCAAAACACAATTAATATCTAGATTATTAATTGGTCTAATGTACTTACTAAAATTTATAATTGGACTATATGATCTAAAATTTTTAGTCAAATAAAATATTTTTTTTGCTTCAAAATTAGATAAATATTTGTCTGATGAATCTCTAAATTGATAAATATTTTGATTCGGATCACCAATCAAGTTAATCACGATATTTAATTTATTTTTTAATAATAAAAATATATTATATTGCACTTCATTTAAATCTTGCGATTCGTCTACGAATATTATTTTAATATTATTTAATTTTTTATTTTGTTTAAGTTTTTTTATGTTGGTATCTTGTAAATATTTCATAAATTTAAATGACAACAATGACACATCAATGTTATCTTCAACTAGATATTTAGCGAAACTATCAATTGTTCTCACACAAGTCTCTGGAATAATATTAATATTAAATTTCTTGATTTTGTTTAGAAAATCGTCTTTTGTGAATCTTGAAAAAGTCAACATTAATATATTTTGAGATTGAACTATTTTTGATTTTATCAAATGTTCCATTCTGAATATTATACATCTAGTTTTACCAGAACCTGCACATGCTATTAATTTAGTATCAACAAGTTCCGTAAATTTTATATATTTTTCTTGTTCATCGGTTAACATTACAATGATAATATAGTTTAATTGTTAAGTGTAAAAAATTGAAATTTAATATATTTATTTAAAGTAAAATATATTATTAGTATTACTTTATGAAAAATGAAGACGAGATAGACGAATTTATGAGTAATGTCGTTACGAGTAATGAAAAACAAAAATTAAAAGAGAAAAAAATTAAAAAAGAAAAAAAAGATGACGTTGTAACTGAAATAAATAAAACAGTAGATGACATTATTACGGAAGAAATTAGAAGAAGACAAATAATAGTAATAAGATTATTAAAAATTGAATTTCCGGAACAACGATCGACAGAATGGTTTGAAATGCGAAACGGGAAAATCACGGCTAGTGATGGAGGATGTGTTGTCGGAGTAAATCATTACGAACCACCATATAAATTTGTCATGAAAAAAATACGAAAACCACCATTCACCGACAGTATATTTACTTATCACGGAAAGAAATATGAGAAGATTGCTAATATGATTTATTCAGTTAGAAATAATGTTAAAGTTGAAGACTTTGGTTTGATTGCTCATCCAAAATGTAATTTTTTGGCAGCCAGTCCAGACGGAATTGTTGGATTATATAAATTAGATGGTATTCACAAAACTAAATTAGTTGGTCGTATGTTAGAAATTAAATGTCCAGCAAATAGAAAAATTAAAACAGAAGGAAAAATATATGGCGAAATATGTCCCGAATATTATTGGGTTCAAGTACAATTACAATTACAATGTTGCGAACTTGACGAATGTGATTTTTGGCAATGTGATATTAAAGAATATTCTAGATCTGAATATTTAGCAGATGCGAATAATAAAGAAAAAGGTATAATAATTCAGTTATTACCACGAGATAAAATGAGAGATATTGTTGACGATGAAACATATAACACGACCGTGTATAGTAATTCATCATGGTTGTATCCTCCCAGACTAGATATGACACTAAAAGAATTAAATACATGGATCGTTAAATCTTTATCTAATCTTGACAGTAAATTTTGCTTAGATAGAATAATATATTGGTATTTAAATAAAGCAAGTTGTTGTACGATAATCAGAGACGATAAATGGTACAAAAATAATTTATCAACATTCGAGTCAATGTGGAATTATGTACAATATTTAAGAAAAAACAAGGAAAAATGTGAGATAGTTTGTAATTATATAGACAATATTTCCAACGAATTGGAAGATAAAAATTTTAGAGAAAAACAAGAACTTGAAAATAAAAATAATGAAGATTTTATGAATGTAATAAAAACTATTTGTAACGAACCGTCAACAGATAAAGATAAAATTAAAAAATATAATAAATTTGTTATAGACTTAATGGAAAAAAATAAAAAATGAAATATTAAATAAATATATAAATATTTACTTAATATTTTCAAAATAATGAATACAACGGAAAGTGATTCATCCGATAAAAATATCAAATATCGAGATATGTTAGATATACGACAAACAATTAAAATAGTAGATAAAATAATAGCAATACATCCAAAACTGAAAAAGGAAAGAAAAGATATATTGGATAATATTTTAGGTAAACTAGAAAAAAAAAATAATATTTATGACGATACGCTGGAAAAAATTGAAATCGATAAAAGTACATATTACAAAGATAACGGGGGGTTGTTATTTGATAAAAAAGTTAATATAGTAGGATGCATTTTTAAAGACGGTTCGCATTTATTGGAAAAAGAAAAAATTAAAGTTTTCGAAGAATTTGAATAAAAAATCCTAACATAATAATATAGATGACTGATAATATTGATGATGGAAAAATTTCCGTTAACGAAGAAGATACTCGATGTGCTCCAGGAATAAAATTTGAAGATGGTTCATGTATTAGATTAGAAATATTGGTCGAGTTAGTCAAAGCATATAATGATGAAAACAAAGATAATCAAATTAAATTACATTCTTCTTTGGATGTATTAAATCCTCACAAATATAAACGTTATTTGTTAAAACAAATTAAAGAAAAAATTGGTGATAAATGTACATCGCAAAAATGTTGGTCGGAACAAAATTTTGTTAATAAAATGAAAGATATTTATAAAAATGAATTAAAAAAATATACTTTTCGCCCTGATGGTCCAACTGGTAGATTCGAATGGTTAAGTAACTTTGACATTGATGGTGTCATGAGACAATATGAACATAAATATCCTGATTATAAATTTTTGGGTTCAGTACCAATTGATTTTGATAATTTTTCTGATTATGGATTAAAAGATTTAGACTTTGATAAATTAGTTAAAGAGGGGAAAACTAAAATTGGAGTTATATTTAATTTAGATAAACGTAGTCAAGGTGGAAGTCATTGGGTTTCATTATATTCTGATTTGAAAGACAATAAAATATACTTTTTTGATTCAGTTGGAATTCGACCACAACCAGAAATTAGAAAATTTATGCGAAGAATTGGTAATTATTGTGCAAAAAGTGAAAATAAAAGTAAAATTTTAGCTGAATATAATAAAGTACAACATCAACACGGAGGTTCGGAATGTGGTGTTTATTCAATTAATTTTATATTAAGAATGTTACGCGGTGATTCTTTTAAAGAAATTTCTCAAAATCCAATTAATGATAAACATATTAATCAATGCCGAATGGTGTACTTTGGAAAATCAAAAATAAAATAAGTTTATTATTTTTAATTTTTAATTTTCCAAAGATAAAATCAAAAATAAAATAAGTTTATTATTTTATTTTTTTTCACATCTGTCAGTTAATTCGTTCCACGAACAACTAAATCCAGAATTGAAGAAACAAGATTTTGGATCTTTATAATATGTACCACATGGTTTAGTATGTGTTCTTAATCTTTTTAGTCTAATATTTTTCTTTTTTTTTAATGCTTCAAGTCTTTTTATTTTTTCAATTTCCTGATAATAATCATTTTGTTTTATAAAGTAATATATTATTATTAATATTGTAATTATCATTAATCCAAATATGTATAACAAATGTATCATATAAAGTTAATTTAGAATAAAAATATTTTTGTAAATAAAAATAAATTTAAGCATGAGCATAATTTGTTAAAGTATTTAGTTCATTTTCAACTAAACCAAAAGTGAATTCATATATTGATTGAAGAGTATTGTAAGTACTTTGTAAAGTTATAATATCGGGAGCTGGTAAAGCAGTTTGTACACCGGCATACATATAAAAACCAGTTTGAATTGTTTGTATCATATTTAATGTATCTCCTTGATCAGTAACAACATTAAGTTCACTGTTATTTTGATTGTATAAATCTAATGTTAATTTAGTAATATTTCCCAAACAAGATTTTGGAAATGTTCTTAACGTATGTGTAGCTTTCCAGAAGCAATGTTCAGTTCCCATTAGTTGATCCAAATACATTATAAAACCGTCTTCACCGATAACAGTACCTGTTGAATGTACACGTGGTGTTTTGAGTTCATGAATATTTAACACCAAACCGCGTTGGTTAGATAATTGATCGGAAGCAACAGTCGACATTGTACAAATAGCTGGGTCACCTGGTGCCATGTTAATTACATTTGTTTTTGGTAAAATCAAATCATCTAACCTAATATATTTTACATTTTCCATTTTATATTGAATTTTTGGTGACGTAGTACCATTAAAAGTTACAACGAAGTTGAAAGGATTATAATAGGGTTGTACATATCTGGAACTAAAAGATGTATATGTTGGTAAGGTATTTCCTCTATCAGCACTATAAACGGTAACTTGATGTTCTACAATATTTTCTAAAAATAAAGATTCTCCTAAATTGTCATGTATTGTTCTTTTTCGATTTTTAAAATCTGTTTTTTCAATAAAAGGACCATGTTCTGAAAATGAATCAGACAATCGTGACATACCGGAACTTGTGGCGGGACTGTTTGAATTAAACATATTTCAATATATATATAGTTTCGTTTTATTTTTTATATGCGTATATATGTTTGCTAAAATTCACTAAATTAATATTATAATGGCGGAAGTTCTTAACTATTTCAAATCAAAAAAAAATATGGTAGCATTAACAAAATATTTATGTAAAGAATTTGCTATTGATAATGTTAAAGGAAAACAAAGTTGTTTTAAATTATTAAATACATCAAGCGACAAAATTTTACATCAGTGTGGAAATGTAATAAATAGTAAATCAAGTAAAGATTCCTTAAAATATTTAAATACTAAGTTAGTGCAATATTGCAAAAATATTATTACTAATCAAACTAAAAAACAAAGTAATGCAACAGAACATTTTACCACTAAACCAACAAAAAAAAATAATCATGATTATAGTAACATGGGAGGTAATATTGGTTATGGTGCTTTATCAGATGCGTCAGGAGGTTCAGCCCCAATCGCTAATGGTGATGGTGAATATATATGTGCGGATGGTACAATGGGAAAAAAATTTGGTGAAATGGCTTTAAGAGCAAAACAAATTGATGGTGATGGTGTTAAAGGTAGAAATGAAGGTGAATTGGAACGAAGAATGTTGGAAAGACGTCAAGACTATGGAGATTTGGAAAAAAGTAAACCATTAAATTTCTCTAGTAACGGAATGATGATGAATCCGGACATGATGAATCCAGATATGATGAATCTTAATACGATGAATCCCAATATGATGAATCCAAATATGATGAATCCAAATATGATGGGTGGAGTACCATTTTACAATCCAAATCCTCAATCAAATAGTCGTGATAGACCACCTGAATTTGATTTTACATTTGGTCTAGGTGGACAACGACAACAACAAGTTTCACAATTAAATAACATGGTTGGTGCAAATGAATCATTCACAAATTTACGAGCACCAGATCAATTTGATGGAAATCAGATGGATTTTACTCAATTCGGAATGAATAACATGGGTTCCTCAATTAATATGAATGCTCCAAACATGGGCGTTCCGAATCCGAATAATCAAATGTTATACACACCGAATGGTATGCCTAATAATCCATTATCATCATTAAGTACTAGTTTACATCAACCAGTCGGTAGAATGCAACAATATGGTACACAACCAAATTCGATGCCAGCAATGAAATTAAATCCAACCATATTAAATAATCCATCAATTATACCAACGATCCCAACTGATATTCCTATTGATGATGAATTAACAAAAAAATTAAACGAATATAAAAAAGCCATCGCTAAACGTTATGATTTTGATCCTCAAATGATGTTATCGATGAGTGCTGATGATATTAAAACTTTAATAGATAAAATGAAACGTCAGGAAGAAGAGGAAGTCGTCGAAGATCCAAAAGAAAAAATAAAACAATTACTAGCCCTTAAAAAAATGAGTGAGGATAAATTGGATAATTTAAATAATACTGTTAGTAAAGTATTACACCAGAAAAAAAAACATGAGAAAAAGAAAAAAAAACAAGAATCTAGTAGTTCAGAATCCGACAATTCGAGTTCAGAATCATCCGATTCTGAAGAAGAAAAAAAAAAGAAACATAAAAAAAAAAATAAAATAGAAGAAAAAAAAAGAACAGTTGAAAAAAAAGAAATTAAAAAAGAAATTAAAGATTCAAGTAGTACAACAAAAATAGAAATTAACAGTAAAGACATGTCGGAACCAGAATATTTTAACGATTATATGATTGATGTGGTGGAAATATTTAAAAAACCATTTGTTAACGTTGATGGTGTAGTATTAAAAAATATTGAAATTTCAACTATTCCCGAAATAACAGAGAAAAATTGTAATTTAAGTATTAATACAAAAGATAAAAGTAAATCTATGGATGTACCAGTTGGTAAATATAAAATATCTGGTTCTGATGGATTAATTTCTTTATTTAATAGTGTATTTACTGAATCTGATTCTAATTTAGAAATGTCAGAAACAGATGATAATAAAATAAAAATTACTCAAACAAATGGAGAAGAATTTGAAATTATTAGTACTTCAAACTCAATTTTAAATTGTTTTGGGTTTACGAGTGAAAGATATGAAGGTAAAAGTGAATATACTTCTGAAAATAGTCATTTATTTGTAGAAAAACCAATTTATTTATATATTACAAATATATCACAATCGGAACCTGTCGCTGAGATTAATACTGATAATTCAATAAAACAATTATTGGGTAAATTTGATAAAATTAATGAAATGAAACAATTAATTATACAATTTAGAAAAAATACTGATTCCGATGATCTAGCTGATTTATTTGGAATTCCACATAAATTAACGCTGGAATTTACTCATAAAAATTGAAAAAAATAAATATTCAATTAATTAAATATTAAATATTTATTATTTATGAGTATTGATAAATTAGAATATTATTTTGATAATTCTGATTATCAGAACTTTGACAAAGAATTATCTTTATTATTAGAAGTAAAACTTAATACTAGAAAACTAGTATTAATATCCAAGTATGTCACTGATATCACAACACATACAATAGACAATCAAATAATAAATACATATTTGAAAATATGTGATAAATATATTAAAAAAGAAGTTTTTTTAGTTGATCAACTTGAAAAAATATTTCGACATAAAAGTGAAATAATATTTGCCAAATATTTTGAACCGATTTTTATGAATGATCTTGATAATATTATTTTGAAAACATATGTAAATACTGGAGAAGAAGAAATTTTTTTTAATAGTTTTTCAAAATGTGGTGATGATTGCATAGATAATATTTTAGTACATTACGAATTACTTGGTGCTTCATCTTTATCTTTCTTAGGTATTATTAATAATTATTCATTTCCTAAATATATGGAGCAATATATTAATAAAAATTGTCGATATTATGAAGGCAGTGCATTTGCTAATAGTATCATTAAAAGTACAATAAAAAATGGAAGATTAAATATATTAAAAATTTTACACGAGAAATGCAATTTTAAAATTCATTATTCAATAATTAAAAAAACTAAAAAAATAAGTGAGGATATTAAAAAATATATTATTAACTCTATTTCAATAAATGAAATAATATCTAATAATGACATAAATAGTTTTAAATTTTTGTGTAAAGAAAACAATTTAGAAATAACAATAGATATGTTAGAAGAATCATGTATAAGTTCATCTCCAGAAAAATCTTTTATTAATTGTTGCGTAAATAAAGAAAAACAATTATTAGTTAATGCACTTATTTTTTACGGTTATGCACCTAACAAAAGAGATATTATTTTGGCAACTAAACATAAGATAGAAATCGATAATTTTGATGATTTGAATTTTGATGATAACGGTGAATTATTAGATATTTGTGTTGATAAAAAATTTAAACCCAAATATTTCGACAAATTAAAACCACCAAATAAAATTATTAATAGTAATATTAATTTAGATTTATTTAAGGAATACATTTCGCATGGTTACAAACCAAATATTAATACTTTTCATGAAGTAATTGAAAATGTAAACAAATATCACGACATTGTGATATATCTACTCGACATGGGTATCGAACCAGATTTACAATGTTTATCCAGCGTAATAGAACGTATTGATAATGAACCATTACGAATGATTTTTAATAAACTAAAAATTAAAATACCTAAAATCACGATTTAGAATTTTTCAATTTTTACTTTTAAGACAAAAATAAAAATTGAAAAATAAAATAACTAATATTAATTATTTATTTTACTACATAAATTATGTTAGAGTGGATAGATGATTTTTTAAAAACTGGTAATTATAATAAAATACCAAAAGTTATAAATTTTAACGACGTTTCGACCAATGAAGATATTCAAAAAATATCGTTGTTTTTAGATAAAACCATCAAAGATAGATGTCATCATAATTATGATGTGGAATTATTTTGTTCATTATATAGAAAAAGTAAAAATAAAATATTAGGTAACAGTATCATAAATTTATTTAAATCTTCATCATGTTTATATTTAGACATAAGAATTACAGATGTTAACGATCCAATTATTAAATTGTATCTTGAAAATTTAAAAGATTTACCAAAATTTATGAATTTACTTGACCACAACAGACGTAATTTGTGTGATGATAGTTTAACGTTTTATTACGATATATTAAATTATTCATATATAGATTTAGTTAATTTGCTACAAAACTTAAATGAACGTCTACCAAATTTTATTAATAAATATATTTTTGATCCAAAAAACGAAATCAAAAAACATTTATATGAAAATGTCAAAATAGACGAAAATAATATATGTATATTGGAATTGTTAATGAATAATAATTATGAATTGGAACTAATTAAAAAAATTTATGACGAATTAGATATAACTCCGACTGTAATTGATCTCGAATACGCAAATTCTCCAGCATTAATTAGATATTTATTGTCTAAAAAAATAATTCCAAATCATAAATGTTTCGAAAAAGTACGTCATTTATATGAAGAAAATGAAGTTAAACAAGAATTAATTAATTTATTAATTTTTCATGGATATGAACTAACTTATGACGATATGAAAGAAGTTACACGGTCGAGTATTCAAATATATAATTTTGATAATTATAATTTTCCTGATGATGGAGAATTATTTAAGATATGTGTTGGTAATGATTTTAGACCTTCCTATTTTTCCAAACTTAAAAAAAATGATGACATTGAATATGAAAATTTGAATGTACAAAAATTAAAATTATATATTAAAAAAGGTTTTATCCCAACAATAGATACATTACGTCAAGTTTGCGAATTATGTAATAATCCTGGTAAACTTATAGAGTATTTACTTGATTACGGAGTAAAACCAAACTTAGAATGTCTAAAAAATATAATTAGTCGTCGTTGTGAGTGGTATGTACAATTAATATTTAATAATTTGTACGAAAAAATGGAAATTAATAATAATAAGAAAATAGATTACGGAATAGAATTACTTGATATTCCTGATGATTACAATAAAAGTAAAATCTATAAATTAAGTGAAAGATTAATAGATTTTACCATTAACGAGAACAAAGTTTTTAAAAAAGACAAATATTCTTTTAAACGATTTAGAGAACAAATAGAGAGTTTAATTGATTACAAAAAAGAAATTGATTTAGATACCGAATTTATGCATTATTTAATAAATCCAGAAAAAAAGAAAATTAAAATTCCATACTGTAAACTTGATTCTTTAGTTTATACAATTTTCAGAAAAAAAGAAAATTAAAAATCCATACCGTAAACTTGATTCTTTAGTTTATACAATTCTCAAAAAAAAATATAATATATTTTTATATATGTCATCAGATTTTGATTGGGGTGCAAAAGAAGATGTGCCTGATTTAGTCAAAGAAGAGGCGAATTCTTTACTAACTCGAGAAAAGTTAAAAATTCGTGATGCGATTAATCAGCTTCACGCTCGATTTCCGGATTACAATAAGTACAGTACTGAAATTTTAAAGACAATGAAAGGTATAATTGATAAAATGTCATTTGGAATTAACTCACTATTAGCAAAAACGAGAACAGGTGGTAGACATAGAAAGCCATCCCAAAAAGCTTCTAAGAAATCATCTAAAAGAAATTCAAAGAAGAGAAATTCAAAGAAACGGAAAACATCTAAACATTAAAATGTTAATAAATTAATATTTTAATTAATTACGCATTTATAACTGTTATTAATAACGGTATATTTAAAATTATTGAGATAATTGTTAACATAACTGGTATGATGTTGTCTTGACTTGTTAACATTAAGTATAGTGATCCGGCATATAATATACAAGCCAATATTTCAAATATACAAATTATTATAGTTGCTGTCAGATTTTTTTTATATAATTCTTTCGCAATCATTTTATATAAATATATAGAAATTACACTAACGGTTAATATTGTCGCAATAGTAAATACTAATAAGTAAGCACCACCACCATTTCTAAGTCCTCCTCCAAATAATTTTTGTGTATCCATAATAATCTATATCGAGATTTTTAATTTAATTTAAAAAAAATGAAAAATTTATGAGTTGAATAAATATTTATCTAATTAAATTACTAATGAAAAATAATAGTACGAAAACGAATCTAAATGGTATATTTGAACGATTAGGAAAACATTATCCAAATATTTATTTACATGATGAGTTATATTTTGATATTTCAGCATTGCCGACAATAAGTATACAGGGAATAACTAAAATGTTTGATATTATCAAAACAAAAAAACTTTATGGTGAATCTGTAAGAAAATTTTATTCTTATTATTTAGAACAATGTATATTATTTTTTCGAGATAACGACAATAACCACGAAATGTATTTTATACTCAAAAAAAATATTATGGAAATTTTTGGTTTTGATGGTATACGTATCGGAACAAATAAATATAACGTTAAAAATATATTAAATGACAATTATGATAATTTATTTTTCGTAATTTATTTTAATTCTGTGGAATTCAAACTCGAACATTTTGCATATTTTGAACATGAGTATATTGATAAATTATTTTGTAAATATTACGATACATTTACAACAGAGAAAGCATTTGAAATTGTTATTGGTGAATACGGAGTTTCACCCAATTTTACGAATATATTTATGAAAAAAGAATTAGAACATTTGACACCAGAACAAAAAATTATTTTGTTAAAAAAACATATTGCTAAAGGTTATTTGGAAGATTTTAAAAGTATGTATTCAAAAATATCAAAATCACTTGATGAAAAAAATAGATATGAAATTTTACACTATATTGTTGTGTGTGACAAACAAGATTTATTTAATTATTTTTGCACGGAAATTGATGGTGGTTATAATGTGAAACAATTAGAAAGTTTACTTAGATCAACTGATTATTACAATGAACAAATTAGAAAATATATAGATGTTATCTTAGAACATAAAGTTATTCCAAACCAAGAATGTTTTCGTAACTTAGTCGATAGTAAGGCTAACACTACTAATAAAAAAGAACTTACGGAATTACTTAAATTTTATGGATACTCACTAACTTATGATGATATTGTTTTAGCAATTAGTCACGATATTAAAATAGATTGTAATTATGAAGATATTAAAGATTATGATGATGGACGATTATTTAAGGCTTATACAAAAATAAAGTTTTATCCAGAATTTTACGTGAAACTCAAACGTACAAACGATGCGTTTCATGATATGTTTAATACCCATCTCAAACTTGACGATGTTAGAAATTTTATGAAAAACGGATTAGTTTTAGATGTTAAATGTCTTCAAAATGCATGTGGTATTCGTGATAATATCGGTATTGTTAAATTTCTGTTAAAACAAGGAGTTAAACCAGATAAGAAATGTTTAAAAAAATTAACTATGTCAACACGCGATAAAACAGTTTTATTAATTTTAAATGCTTACACTGAGGAAAGTGAAGTTAAAAGTGATGAAAATTATACTAAATTGTTACCATTACCAGAAAATTTTAAAGAAACGATGATTATTCAAATTCCTAAAAACTTTAAGAAATTTAGAAATAATTGTAACAAACAATTATTTACAGGTAAAAAATGTTCGTTTAATGTTATGAAACGAAAAATCTTAAACATGCTGTGTAGTTTTAATATAATAAATAAAGATTTTATCGAAATTGACATCTATAATTTTATATTAAGTGGTTACATTGAACTGGAAAAAAATAAAAATATTGTAAATGTTAGTAATATCAATAAATTAATATATACTATGATTGATTACTGTAACAAAAATGAAATTAATAATGATATTAAACAATATAAGTTGGAAGAAATACCGAAAGGATTTTACGATACTTATTATTATAAGAATGCGCATATTTACATAAATAAAAATTTTACGTTTATGCGAAATATTGAATACTTATATCAACCTATTTGGATTATAAGAAGAGATTTTTTTGAGTATATGAAAACTAATAATTTAATATTGAACAACATGTTTAAGATTCCGGAAAATATACAAAAATTATTAAAAATAGATGTAATTGATATTCCGATATATTTATTAGATGAAATTATATTTACCATGATAATTCGTAATGATACTGATAATAAAATTAAAAATAATATTAAAGATATTAAAATTGAGGTTAGCGATGAAGAAAAATAAAAATTTTAATTTAACGACAACGTAATTTTCACCAAAGTAAAACAAAAAGTAAGTTTAAAAATATGATCCATTATAGTTTCTGGTTTCGAGTCACATAAATTTTCTATATATAATTGTAAAACTATTATTAAAAACATAAATTTGTTATTGAAATTAAACAATATAAACAAAATAGTTAATAATGTTTCTAAAAGCATACATATTTTTATTTATAAATTATTAAATAATAATTTATAAATGTCAATTTTTTAACTTACATTGTATTGTCCGTCGGAACTTTTCCAGACACCAACTTGCAAACCTGTTACATAAGTCGGTGTATTATACCATGTTTGATGTTCACCGTAAGGTTGTTGATATGCACTAGTATATTCATAAATTCTAGATGTCGTACTTGACGTCGGTACTGGTGTAGAGTAAGAATACTGACCAACACTACGCGTATCACAACAATCATGCCAATTTATAAATACAACTAACAAAATTATAAATAATCCGACAATAGGCAATACCAATAATGGTAATATACGATTTTTATCAGAACTTAACGATATGAACACAATTCCTAAAATTAGTAAAACAAATCCAACTAAATATGTGATTATTGATACAAGTTCCGAAATATGTAAATTGTAATCAAATATATTTTTTTTACGATATATCTAACTATTAAAGTTAAAGTTATTCCTAATTCATAATAAAATATTAAATTATAAATTATTGGTACGTTACCAAATGGATCACTAAATGAATTTTCTGAACAATTATATGTACCATAACACATACTGATTACTAGGTATGAAACAAAACTAAAAATACTAGACATACAAATAGTATCGATAATTGTCACAGCTAAACAACCAATATAAGTATAAACAATAGTATTAATTATAAATCCTATTTCAAATGAAACTAAATTAATTGTTGTTAGTAATGCTTGATTAGCATTAAACGACCAAAACATGGAACAATCGTCCATGGCAATAATTGTTATTATACAGAAAATATTTGCAATAACATTTAAAGTTATTAAAACAAAAGATATGCGATATAAATCGTAACGCCCGCCAAAACAGTAATAAAAATCATCATCTTTATAAAAACGTTTATAAAAAAGTATTGTGCAAATTACAGTACTAAACGTAATCAATGTAATTATGATATACATTGACAGTAAATCATGTAAACCGCAAAACTCACAAATCATCAATGACAACATTAACAATAACTCACATGATGTTAATCCAGCAAATGAAAAAAAAGAACCGATATAGTTTTGAACGATATTGCTTATATTTATCGAATTTTTCCATTAAATCAGTAATTAAAATAAATAAAATATATTCAAACTGTTCTTTTTTCAATTTTCACTTCAATAATACCGTTTATATTTTTCATTTTAGTTCCATGATCAAGTTCTTTATTATCAAGTAAAAATTTGAGTTTTGGATTTTCATCCGTTCTTCCAACAAGATTTAAAATTTTAGGAATTGTTGAACTTAATGGAAGTTCTGGATTAACAAAAATAGTACACAATTGTTCTTGAATAACAATGTAAATACTTGTACTTTCCATAATGACTTAATATTTTATAATAAAAATATAACTATTCAATAATTTATAAAATTCAATTTTTAAAATATTAATCTTTTATATCCGTCATGGTTTTCAAAATAAGAATTATAATATTTTAAATTATCATCATTATATTGAAAATTAACGGATACTAATTGACATCCTATTTCCAAGAATTTTTTAACATCATAGTTTTTAGAAATAATAACGTTATCCGGATAAACTCTAACCATCATTTCTTTGTCATGAATCAGATCTTTATATTTATCAAAATCAAAATCTTTACAAATAACATTAGTAAGGTTTGTATTATCGAATTCTAATGCTGTTACACTTCTTAAATTTTCTGATTCAATTTTACCACTTGACAATATAATTATTTTTTCCATAAATTCTTCTGGTTTATTAATTTTAGTATTTATTTTAGTAGTAACTAATATGTCACCAATAGTTTCTCTAATGATTTTTGCTAATATGTCTTGACTTGTTTTACTTAAATGTAATTCTAAATTAATAATTAACGGCATTTTATATGAATCATTACTAAAATTATCATAAATTTCAGTTATAATATCCGTAAAAAGAATTTTTTGTGAACATTGAATAATACATGAACCGGTTTCTATTTCATGAGCCACAACAATTTTACTATTTTCCGACCAACAATCAAGTTCTAAACAACGTACATGATTATTCAATAACGAATTAATATAACTTTTCCAATTTGTTTTACACCAACACACTTGAGCTTTTGGTAAATAAGAGTTGTGAGAACTTTTAATTTGATACTGTGAAAATGACATTATAATATATATTTATTTTTTTATCTCTTTAATTCTTAGATTTTTTAGATCTTTTATTGTTTTAGTTAATATTTTTCGTTGTTCCGATGTTAAATGTAACGGATTCGTTTTTGTTTGTAAAGCATATTTAAAATTTCTAATCCATCCAGATCGACAAGTACCAGTACACGTACCTTTTTTAATTGATGTTAAAACTTTCATCGCACCACCAAACGTATGAATAAATGGCATTTATAATATTACGTGTTATTTTTCTATTGTGGGTATCGGAATTAATTTATCAATAATATATGTATCTTTATTTAATTTTGTTGGTACACCTGAATCATCAAATCCAATTTTACCTATTTGAAAATGTAAATCAAAATCATAAATTACACCAGTTTCAGGATTATACCAATAATTTTCTGGTTGTGAATATTTTAGTTTTTCGCCACTTTCCGGATTTGTCAATAATTTTACTCCATTAATTTTAATAACTTTAATTCTCGTTATTTTTGAATTGACACTATTGCTACCATTATCTATTCTCGAATCATCGACATAATCTTCTTTGTAAGCTGGTCCAATTTGCTCATCAAATAAACTTGGTTCATCAAATTGAAAACATTTTATATCTGATGTTAATTTATTATCATTTTGATTTAATACACAATCAACTGCAACTTCTTTAATTGCATCTAAAAATGATTGTATTAGTCCCTCTTTTCCACGTGCTAAATCTTCAATATATTGATCACTTGTCCATTTGTCAGTGCTTCTAGTTGATTTATATCTAAATATATCTACATGTCTTTCACTTAATGGTAAATCACAGTGAACATACATACGAATAGCTCTACCGATAACTTGAGTCATTGTAACTTCTTGCCATGTCGGTTCAATGATATGAACTTGTCTAACATTTTTAAGAGTAATACCTTCAGTTCCTGCCGACGACAACATAATTATTTTTATAAGTTCACCTTTAATATTTTCTTTTCTATTGAAATTGTCTTTATTATATGTTCTTGTCGCATCTTTAACTTGACCATGATATTCAGTATATCTAAAATTATTTACACCATGTTCCTTATTAATAAAATTAGTAAATCCAAAATATTTTAGATAAATCTTAAATATTTGTATTCCTTCAACTAACACAAAATTAGAATATACCATTACGGGTCCAGGCGACATTAAAATTGTAAATATAACATATACCAACTTGGCTGAACAATCATACAAAATATTGTAAACATTAGATTTTTCTTTTTCTTTTTCATGAAATTCATTGTAATTATCTTTATATTTTTCATGAAATACTTTTACATCATCCAATATAGTACGTTTTCCAGAATCTTGTTCATTTTTCTCATCAACAAATTTTTCAAATGTGTGAATAAATTTATTTATTGTATCTATGTAATTTTGAACATTATAATAAGATTCTTTTTCTTTTTCTTTTTTATTGGTAACGTTTAAAATACTTTCGTTTTCTTTTTCAGAAATTTTAAATTGTGTTGGTCTTGGTCGTGATTCACCATTCATTCCTTGTGCCATGTTTGGAAATACAAAATTACATGCTTGCCGTGTGTATGTTCTGTAAACTTCTGATGACTTACCTTTTTTTTGTCTTCGTCTAGACATTTTATCTTCCAATGATTCAAAAAATCCATAAATATCTTCTTGATATGGTGACATTTTTACATCTATATAGTTTAATGTTTTAGTTGCATAAATACCAGGAGTTATTCCGTAATAATATGATACTAAGCCCATAATACGTCGTTGAAACATATTCTTTTTAGCAATATTTAAAGTTTCATAACTTGATGATGTAGTTACATATTCTTGATTAAATTGAGTTTCACTTTTTGGAAATATGTTAGGACGTAATAAATTAAATAATAATGCTAATTCAAAAGGTCTATTAATTGCCGGTGTTGCTGATAACACTATAACTCTTGTTGAGTCATTTTCCTTTTTATCTTGAATTATATAATCATAAATTGTTTGAGCACGTTTACCTATACCTGAACTTATATTTGAATAAACATTTCTAATAAAATTATGTACTTCATCAATAATGAACAATGATTTTTTAGAAGAATCTGAATTTTTTACGGCTTCTAAAAATAATTTATCAGAATTGGGGGCATCATACGAAATAAATTTAATATTTTCTAATCTGTATTTTTTATCTCGTTCTTCCAACCACGTATTTAATTGATAAAACCATCCACTTTTTAATGTTGCTTTTAATAAAATAAATACATTCCATCCTGGGGTATAATCATATAACATATTATAAACGTTTATGGCTGATCCTGTTTTTCCCGATCCCACATTGTGATACAACAATATATCATGATACGGACTATTGTAATTTAAATATTTTGATAAAAATACTTGGTATTTTCTTAATTCCTCCTTTTGTTTAATTTTTTTGTCTTTTTCCTGACACGGATCAATACCTGTTTTTATTAGTTCTGGTAACTTATATTCTTTAAAATTTTTTAATATATATGATGGAAATAATCGTCCATTAATTTTCAAATCAATGAATTTATTTATTTCTTCATTATTCTTAGAATGTTTTTTTGACATATATTATTAATAAATATTTAATTTATCAATAATTTAATTAAGTTTTCTCATCTTACGTTTTGGTTTTGTTACTATTTCACATGATGGCAACACGATTTCATATTCAGATCCTTTAAAGTGTTCTTTTATAAATCTTTCTTTATGTTTATCATCGTAATAAATTATTTTTTCTGGTTCATATATACTTCCCCCTCCTCTTGTAATTAAATAATAATATTTATCTCCATTGAGTCTTATATCAATACTCTTTTGCAAAATTGTAAAACTAACATTTTCAATTAATAATTTCGGACTTATTATCGCAAAAATACAATTGATATTTTTCATATCTCCATTTTCACTGTCGAGAGTAACATAAAATCCATCGTGATTAATGTACGGTAATACATATTTGTTATCTATCGCGTAAACAAATTCATTCTTTTTAATTTCATATGAATATTCATGATTGGTACCTTTATGGCAATAACTATAAACATTCATTTTCATTTTAACAGGTTCACTGGCTGTAAATCCAACAAGTACAATATTTTCGTTTAAACTTAGATTATATTTATGATAAAATTCTCCATATGTATAAATTACATATCTTGTTTCACCAACAAATTGACAAAAATGTGTCATATTAATAGACATTAATCCAAACGGTTTTTTCTCGTCAATAAAACTTAATGGTTCGTTAAGTTCTATTTTCGTCATATAAAAGTTAGGTAGTCTATCGTTAATTTCACTGTAAATTTGTTTGTAAATATTAGTAATACAATTCGTTTTTTTAACGATATTTGCTACATCTTTTTGTAATACATTTTTTAAAATTAAAAATTTTTCACATTCATGACCTTTACTTGGATACTTGCACTCAAATTTTTCTCCACAATACACACAATACGTATATTTTTCTGTCATTTAATTATTATTTAACTCACTACTTTAAATAATAATTAATTTATCAATAATTTAATTAAGTTTTCTCATTTTTCGTTTTGGCTTTACTTTAACATTGCACGACGGCATATCAATTATAGGTTGATTTGGATATTGTTGAGCATATTCCAATAAATTTACCAAACATGGATTAGTGTTTAAGTATTTATTATTTCCAATATCATATCTAAAACATACTGCGTGAAATATTAAATAATTAAATGTAAAATCATCATAAAACAATTTTGGATTTATTGTTGCAAAAACACAATCAATTACATTGTCGGGATGTTGTGTTGACGAAATACTCAAAATAGAATTCTTCACTAAAATTCCACTGAGAGGACACATGTATTTATTATTTAACGCATAGACAAATTCACCCTTTTTAAGGTCAAATGTATTTTTATATACATTTTTAAAACTATTAACGACAACTTCAAATTTAATATCTTCACGTGCAATAAAACCAACTAATAAATTTGAGCAACAAGAAAAAATGTTTGATGGACTCTTAAAATCAAGAGATGCTGTATCACCAATTAATGCACAATGTTTTTGTATGTATGGACTTACGTATAATCCAAAATCTTTCCCTTTATTTAGAAAATCCCAATAATCATTTTTTTCATCTACTGTTAATGTAAAATTAGGTAATCTGTCATTAACTTCTTGATATATTTGCTTAAATATATTTGTAAAAGTTTTTGTTCCATAGTGAAATAATGATTTTCCAATATCACTCATTAACGTGTATTTTGTTTGAATATTTTGAAATGCCTTACATCTAGTTTTATGTCCTGATTCAAACCAATTAATTTTCTCTCCACAAAATTTGCAATATTTGTAATAATCTGTCATTGTAATTATGATTCACATTATAACTTTAAATATTAATTAAAATCAATAACCTAAAAACTCGACCGGCAACAATCTTTTATCGGCGTCAGTTAAACTAACACCGGCAACATTACGTTTCATTTAGTTATAATAATAACTAAATGAAATGACTCTACCGGCAACATTACGTTTCATTTAGTTATAATAATAACTAAATGAAATGACTCTACCGGCAACATTA